TCGGATCGGGCGGCGGCCGAAAGGGCGGCGGCCGAAAGGGCGGCGGCCGAAAGGGCGGCGGCCGAAAGGGCGGCGGCCGAAAGGGCGGCGGCCGAAAGGGCGGCGGCCAGCCGGCTCAATATCTCGCCCAGAGAACGGCTGCTCATTGAGCACCTGAACAAGCAAGAAAATGGAGATTAAGCACGATATTAAACTGGAGATCGCAACCGCCACGTCGCGGACGGCCACCCGCTGGACCAACAAGAAGGTGAGCTGGGCCGCGCTGGTGAACAAGTGCTCCGAAACGCACAGGACCACGGAGACCGTGGCCGAGTATGCCTCCATGTCCAGGGACGAACAGTCCCAGCGCAAGGACATCGGCGGCTTCGTCGGCGGTTACCTCAAAGGGGGCAAGCGCAAGAACGGGATGACGGAGTTCAAGACCCTCGCCACCCTGGACATCGACTACGGCACCGAGGAGCTGTGGGACGACTTCACGATGGAGTTCGGCTGCGCCGCGATGCTCTACAGCACGCACAAGCACACGCCGGAAAGGCCGCGCTACCGGCTCGTCATCCCCTTCCGGCGGCACGTCACGCCGGAGGAGTACGAACCCCTCTGCAGGAAGATCGCCGACACCCTCGGCATCAACCTGTTCGATGACACCACCTTCGAACTGCCGCGCCTGTTCTACTGGCCGTCCACCTCCAAGGATGGGGAGTACGTCTTCCGCTTCCAGGACGGCCCGGCCCTCGACCCGGACGAGATCCTCGGCGAGTACACCAACTGGCGGGACGCCTCCGAGTGGCCTACGTCCGCCAGGGAGAAGGAGCGGACCATCCACGCCCTGAAGAAGCAGGAGGACCCGTGTGCCAAGAAGGGCATCATCGGGGCCTTCTGCCGAGCCTACACCATCGAGGAAGCCATCGACACGTTCCTCCCGGACAAGTACGTCAAGACGGCCCAGGAAGGCCGCTACACGTACAGCGGCGGGTCGGTCGCCGGCGGCCTCGTGTGCTACGAGGGGAAGTTCGCCTACTCGCACCACGAGACGGATCCGGCGAGCCGGCAGCTGCTGAATGCATTCGACCTCGTCAGGGTCCACCTCTATGGCGCCCGGGACGAGGGGAAGCGGACCGAGGACACCACGAAGCTCCCCTCCTACGCCGCCATGATGGAATTCGCCTCCGAGGACGTCCGCGTCAAGCGGGAGGCCCTCGCACCCTTCCGGCAGCGGGAGACCGCCGCGGAGGACTTCGGCGAGGCCGGGGAGGCGAAGGACGAAAGCTGGAAGGACGGTCTCGTGGTCAACCCGAAGACCGGCAGGGCCGAGGCTTCCACCATGAACATCATCCACATCCTGGAACACCACCCCGGACTGGGCGGGAAGCTGCGCAGGGACGAGTTCTCGCACTACAACCTCGTAGAGGGCGAGCTGCCCTGGAAGAGGGAGGACGGCCCGTGGTCCAACGCCGACGACGCCAACCTTCGCGCCTTCCTGGAGGCGGAATGCGGCATCGTCGGGAAGGACAAGATCCGGGACTCCATCGCCGTCGTCTACTCCAGGCACGCCTTCAACCCGGTCAAGGACTACCTCGGCCCGCTCAAGTGGGACGGGACGCCCCGCTTGGACACCATCCTGGTGGACTACCTCGGTGCGCCGGACAACCAGCTGGTGAGGGCGATGACCCGGAAGCAGATGGTCGCCGCCGTCGCCCGCGTCTACGAGCCCGGATGCAAATGCGACTACGTCCTGACGCTCACCGGCCCGGAGGGCATCGGCAAGTCCACCCTCCTGAAGACCCTCGGCGGGGCGTGGTTCTCCGACTCCATGTCCACCTTCGAGGGGAAGGACGCGATGGAACTCCTGCAGCCCGCCTGGCTGCTGGAGCTCAGCGAGCTGAGCGCCCTGAAGCGCTCCGAACTGGAAGGGGTCAAGCAGTTCCTCACCCGCCAGGTGGACGAGTACCGGCCGGCCTACGCGGAACGGACCGAGAAACGGCCCCGGCACTGCGTCTTCTTTGGCACGACGAACGAGACGTCCTTCCTCAAGGGCGACACCGGGAACCGGCGCTTCTGGGTCGTCCCGGTGGGCGTCACGAAGCCCTCGAAGGACATCTTCGACGGAGGCCTGGAGGGCGAGAGGGACCAGGTGTGGGCCGAGGCCGTCCACTACTACCGCACGGGCGAGAAACGCTACCTGCCCGCCTCCCTGGAGCTCGAGGCCCGGAAGGTCCAGGAAGAGTTCAACACGCTCAGCGAGGACCCGCTGGTGGGGACGATCCAGGCATACCTGGAACGCCGCCTGCCGGCTGACTGGGACGGGCGCACCATCGAAGACCGGCGTGCCTGGATCAAGCACGGGGACGACTTCGGCGACGGCGCCGTCCTCCGGAGGGACAGGGTCTGCGCAGCCGAGATCATCGTGGAGGTCCTCGGCAAGAGCCTGAACGAGAAGAGCACCTACGACGCGAAGAACGTCTGCGCGGCGATGCGGAAGATCGAGGGCTGGGAGTGGTCCGGGAAGACCATGCGATTCGGGCCCTACGGACCGCAGAAGGGCTTTGTGCGCACCGTAAAACCGACCGAAGAGGAGGACGACCTATGAGCAGGGAAACAAGACCGATCGGCCTCTGCTTCAGCGTGAGCGAGACCGTCGCCCGGGCGCTCAGGGAAAAGCAGGACCAACTCATGCTAACCATCCAGGACGCCGCCATGGCGGCCGTCCAGCAGCTGGCGCAGAAGGAAGGCCTCGACCTGAACGACTACGACCGGGCGCTGGAGCTGGCTGACATCTCCAAGGCGGAGGACGGCGAGTTCTACAACGTGACCTTCAAACTGAGACCGAAACAATGACCGACATCGACTATTGCAAGGGAACCTCGGCCGACGGCCGGACCTGCCCGCAGCGCCACCTCTGCGACCGCTACAGCCACTATCTCTCCCTGCGGAGGATAGGCGCCCGGGCGGACTATCCGATGGCCTGGAACGGCGGCGACTGCCCGATGCTCCGGCTCCGGAAATTCCAGGGGGACTAAGCCGTGGCGGACAACTTCACGACTCGCTGCTGGCTGTGGGACAAGCCCCTCCAGGAGGCCCGGGAAAGGGCCAGAAATCACGGTTACAAAGAGGGCGCGCGGTTACACTTTTTAAAAAATTTGCGTAACCAAACGGCCGACGGTTACACCTCGGTAACGCTTCAGGTTACAAAGACAAAACGCAGTAAATCAAGCCGTTAGCATCCAAGTGTAACCATGTAACCAAAAATTAACAAAAAATAACAAGGGATAGCATATAATTATGGATATATCGTTATACGATAAAAAAAGGGCCGAAAATACGCGCAAATTCGAGCAAGGGGGGTACTCCCGCGCGCGTGAGAACGGTTACACCCGTCCGGAAAGCGAGAAAAACATCGAGGCCGCCCTGGTGCGCGAGGTGTCCAAGATGGGCGGACTGTGCCTGAAGTACGCATCATCCACGACGACCGGCTACCCCGACCGGCTCGTCCTCCTTCCGGAGGGCCAGGTGTTCTGGGTGGAGCTCAAGTCCACGGGAAAGAAGCCCGGGAAGAAGCAGGAGCTCCGGCACCAGGAACTGCGGGCGCTCGGACAGACCGTGTACGTTGTGGACTCCATGGGCGGAGTGGAGCGCGTCGCCGCCCTGATGAACCGGGCGGTCATCGCCGAGAGGATCCGACGCGAAGAGCTGGGAGGCCTGTGATGAAGTACGTCCCCTACGACTACCAGCGCCGGGCCTCCCGCTGGGTGAAGGACCACAGGCGCTGCGCCCTCTTCCTGGATATGGGACTTGGAAAGTCCGTCATCACCCTGACGGCCATCCAGGAGCTCATGGACGAAGCGGACATCACCAGGGTCCTGGTGGTGGCGCCGAAGAAGGTGGCGGAGTCCACGTGGGTGGCCGAGGCTTCCAAGTGGGACCACCTGGATCTGCGGGTCTCCCGGGTCATCGGGACGCCCAGGCAGCGGACCGCCGCCCTGGAGACGGAGGCCGACGTCTACGTGGTCGGCCGGGACTCCCTCGTCTGGCTGGTAGACTACTACAGGGGCGACCCGCCCTTTGACTGCCTGGTGCTGGATGAGCTCACGTCCTTCAAGTCACACAGCTCGGCGAGGTTCAAGGCCGTCCGCTCCATCTCGCCCCTGTTCCACCGCGTGATCGGGCTGACCGGCACGCCCAGCCCCAACGGCTTGGCGGACCTCTGGGCGCAGATCTACTGCCTGGACCTCGGCGAGAGGCTCGGGAAGAGCGTCACCCGCTTCCGGAGCGAGTACTTCAGCCTCCACAAGTGGAACAACATCGTCGTCAGGATGACCCCGCTCCCCGGCGCCCGGGAGACCATCGAACGGAAACTCTCGGACATCTGCCTGTCCATGCAGGCGAAGGACTACCTCACCCTCCCGGACCTCATCGTCCACGACGTCCTCGTCGAGCTGGATGCGGCGACGCTGAAGAAGTACGACGAGTTCCAGAGGGAGGAAGTGATGACCTTCCAGGGCGACCACAGCGGCGAGCCTGTGAACGTCATCGCCCAGTCGGCCGCCGGGCTGATGAACAAGCTCCAGCAGTTCACCTCGGGCGCCGTGTACGACGACGGCAAGGTCGCGCACATCGTCCACGGGGAGAAGCTGAGGGCCCTTGCCGAGATCGTCGAGTCGGCCCAGTCGCCCGTGCTGGTGTTCTACTCCTTCATCTCCGACATCGACAGGATCCGGGAGGCGCTAAAGTTCACCGGCCTCACGGTCCGGAAGTACGAGGACGACCGTGACCTGCAGGACTGGAACGCTGGCAAGATCGACGTCCTCCTGGCGCATCCGGCTTCCACGGCCTACGGCCTCAACCTCCAGCAGGGCGGCCACTACATCGTCTGGTTCGGCCTCACTTGGAACCTGGAACTCTATCTCCAGGCGAACGCCCGGCTCCATCGTCAGGGCCAGCGGAAGCCCGTGCAGGTGTATCGCCTGCTGTGCCCCGGGACCGTGGACGAGAAGGTGGCCGCGGCTCTCGAAAGGAAGGAAGGGGTGCAGGAATCGCTTTTGCGCGCGTTAAAAGAGATGCTATCGGAATATGTCAAGGCGTAGGATCAACCTGTCGGTCTCGGAGCAGACATACCAGGAGCTGTGCAAGGTTCGGGACGAGTACGGCTTCAAGAACGTGTGCGAGGTCGCCTCCACCCTCCTGTCCCTCTTCCTGAAGAGAGTGAGGAAGGTCGGGGAGACCGACCCCATGCCCGAGGATCAGGAGGCGGAGATCCGTGAGATGTTCGAGGAGTACGGTAGCTGGGAGCCCCAGCCAGAGGCGGGGCACGCTCCCAGGGTGCGACGCCCGAGGAGGAAGTGATGGCGAAGGACGAGACCTATCGGAGACTGATCAACAGTCAGCGGTGGCTCCGGCTCCGTCGTGCAGTATTGACCGCGCACCCTATCTGCGAACGGTGCCAGCTGGAAGGCCTGGTTACCCCTTCCAGGGAGGTCCACCACCGCGTGCCTGTCGAGTCTGCAGTCACGCCCAGGGAGAAGGAGCAGCTGATGTTCGACCCAGCCAACCTCGAGGCCCTGTGCCACGACTGCCACATCGTCCGGCACACTGAGATGGGACGAAGCGGAAGGGAGGCCACGCGCAAACGCAACGACGAGCAGACGCGGGCGGTGGTCGCGCGTTTCTTCGACGACCCGGGGGAGGTTTTTTGAAATGGGGGTGGGATGCTCGAAACCTCGCCGCCAGTCTTCTCCGCACACGAGCTATTTTTTCGACCCCGTGGGGGCTTCCGGAATTTCCGGAAAACTGCCAAAAATTGCACGAAACGCCAATTTATTTACAAAAAATGCTAAAAATTGCACAAAATACGGCTGAAACCGAACAATCCGCCCAGCCTATCGACCAGAAGAAGATCCGGCGCGAGATCGACAGTATCAAGCGCTACATCACGAAGCTCCTGAAGGACGCCGGATCCTATGAGCCCCGGCTCAGTTACCAGATCGAGTCCGTGGCGTCGGACATCATCATCTACCGCCGGCTCCGTGACCAGCTGCTTATGCGGACGGACTTCCTGGTGACCGAGAAGTCCCGCGAGGGCTTCGACCGCACGAAGGTCACCTCCCTGGTGATGGAGGTCCGCCTTCAGTCGGAGCGCGTCCAGAAGGGGCTCGACCTCCTGCTGATGAACGTCAAGTCCAAGAAAGGCAAGGGAGCCGGAAAGGACGCCCTGTCCGAGTTTATGGAGGCGATGAGGGAGGAGGAATAGGATGACCGAGGAGGAGAAGCAGGGGCTACGGCTGCTTAAGACGGACGTCATCGTCTACCTGCAGGGCTCGCGGGAGGCGCTATACAAGCGCTTCAGGGAGGCGCTCATCGAGACGGATCCGCGCATCGGCGAGTATGTCCTGGAGTGCATCCTCCATCCGGAGGCGCACAACCTCTACGAGCTCCTGGGCGTCAAGCGTTTCTTCTACCTCCTCGGGAAGTACGAGTGGAGGCCCAAGAAGGTCCGCCACTTTTTCAAGTTCTACGAGGCGCTGAAGTTCTCCGGACTGGACGGCCGCCGGCGCTACAGGCTGACGCCGGTGCAGGCCTTCATCTTCGCGAACATCTACGGCTTCTACAACGCGGAGGGGCTTCGCCTCATCCGGCTCGCCTACCTGTTCGTCCCGAGGAAGTTCTCCAAGACCACGAGCGTGGCCTCCCTCGCCCTGTACGACATGCTGTTCGGAGACCACAACGCCCAGGCTTACATCGGCGCAAATTCCTACCAGCAGGCGAAGATTTGCTTCGACGAGATCCGCGCCATCATGACGGACCTGGACCCGGACGGCAACCATACCCGGGTCAACCGCGAGCAGATCTTTTTCAAGGACCGGACGCGGGACAGCCTCATCCGCTGCCTGACGTCCAACGCCCGCACGCTGGACGGCCTCAACGCTTCCCTCGCCATCCTGGACGAGTATGCCCAGGCGCGGGACACCGCCGGCCGGTCCGGCGCCTCTCTGAAGAACGTCCTCACCTCGTCGATGGGTGTGAGGAAGCAGCCGCTGACCGTGGTCTGCACGACCGCCTCCGACGTGGTGGACGGCCCCTTCGCCCGTGAACTGGACGGCGTCAAGCAGGTTCTCCGTGGCGAGCTGGAGAACGACACCTTGTTCGCCGCCATCTTCGAGCCTGACGTGGATGACCAGGAGGACGACCCGGCCACCTGGCGGAAGGTCCAGCCGCACCTCGGGATCACGGTCCGGGAGGACTACTACGCGAAGGAGTGGTCGGATGCTCAGCTCTCCGCCGACAAGCGCCTGGAGTTCCGGACGAAGCTGCTGAACATCTTCACCGTGAACGAGCGCACGGCGTGGATCCCCGCGCGGGTGGTCGGCGAGGCTTCCCGCCGTTTCGGCCTCGGCGAGTTCGGGCGCGTGCCCGCCATGTGTGCGCTCGACCTGTCGGAGAGCGACGACTTCTCTGCCATCACTTTTGGCATCTACAGGCAGACGGAGCGGTCCTTCTGGTTCTTCACCCGCTACTTTTTTCCGGAGGGTGCCCTGGAGGGTCATCCGAACGAGCAGCTCTACAGGATCTGGGCGGAGCAGGGGCATCTCACCCTCACGCCCGGAGACGTCATCGACTACCGGGCCATCGTGGACGCCGTGCTGGACGCGAACCGGGAGGTGGAGCTGCTGTCCATCGGCTACGACCCCTGGAAGAGCCAGGAGGTCATCAATATGCTCGCGGCAGCCGGCGCCAAGAACGTCCTGAGGCCGGTCAAGCAGACCTACGGCTATTTCACCGCGCCCGTCCAGTCTTTCGAGCACGGCATCAAGACCGGGCACGTCTTCCTGAACGACAACCCCATCAACGGCTTCTGCTTCGGGAACGCCGTCCTGGACGAGGACAACCTGGAGAACAAGAAGCCCATCAAGCGGACGGCCGACCGGAAGATCGACGGCGCCATCACTACGCTCATGTGCCTGCGCCTGTTCATCGACTACGAGCGCTAAGGGTACCATTTCCGGCTTTGCGCGCGGATTGTAGATAAAGCAACCACGCATGAGCCTCATCACGCGCATATTTGGCCGCAGGGCGACCGTCCGGCGGGAGTCGGACGGAGAGAAGAAGCAGCCCCCGACACCTCGGGAGGGTGGCATCCTTTGGCCTTTCTTTTCGAGCAACACGGCCCTCTGCGTCGCCACCGTCTACCGCTGTGTCAAGCTCCTGTCGGAGAGCGTGGCAGCTTTGCCTGTCCAGGTCATGCGCCGCAAGGGCGGCATCTTCGTCGACGATGTTGACGGCCGCCTTCCATTCCTGATGAACGTCCAGCCTAACGAGTTCATGAGCGCCTTCGACCTGTGGCAGCAGGCCGTCCAGATGGTTCTCATGAAGGGCAACGCATACATCATCCCCGTCTACTCTTCCTCCACGATGGACTTCGAGCGTTTCGTCCTTTGCTCGGACGGCGCTGTAGCCCACGATACATACGCTGGCGTGTACAACGTCAACGACCTGGTCAACGGCATCAATGGATCCTACAGCGAGGACGAGGTCATCCACCTCAAGGGCTTGACGCTCTACGACCAACGGAGCGGCGTTTCCGTCCTGGAGTTCGCCCGCTTGACCGCTGACATCGCTCAGGTGGGCGATCGTGAGACCTTCGACCGATTCCGCAACGGCGGCAACGTCCGCGGCCTGGTGACGAACGACACCTCAGTGCGCGGCTTCGGCGAGTATCAGGATGAAGAGCTGAAGAAGACCGCGACCGACATTGACGGGCAGTTCCACGGCGGCAAGCACATCGTCAGCCTCCCGGGGCAGGTGGACTTCAAGCAGATCTCCCTGTCTTCGACGGACCTGCAGTTCCTGGAGTCCCGCAAGTTCACCGTCCGGGAGATCTGCCGGTTCTTTGGCGTGCCGCCGTCCTTCGTCTTCGACGACACGTCCAACAACTACAAGAGCGCCGAGATGGCGAACGTCGCCTTCCTGTCCAACACCCTGGAGCCGCTCCTGCGCAACATCGAGAGCGAGCTGCAGCGGAAGCTCTTCCTCTCGTCCCAGTACGGGAAGCGGAGGATCCAGTTCGACCGGCGCGGCCTGTACGCCTGCGACCTGGACAGCCGGGTGAAGTACCAGACGGCCACCATCGCCGCCGGCCTGTACACCGTCAACGAGTGGCGGCGTGAGGAGAACAAGCCGCCCGTGGAGGGTGGCGACAAGGTCCTCGTCTCCGCCAACCTGAAGGGCATCGACGAGCTGACCGCCCAGCCGGCGCCTGCTGAACCCCAAAACAACGAAACCAATGAAGAATAAGACCGAAGAGATCCGGCGGGAGCTGCTGACCGTGGCGGCCGAGCTCCACGTGCGGGAAGCCGGCGAGGGCGAGGCCCCCAGCCGGACCATCGTCGGCCGTGCCATCCTGTTCAACACCCCGTCCAGGCCCCTCTGGTCGGATGAGGATGAGGAGGCCGTCGAGGTCATCGCCCCCGAGGCCATCACCCGGGAGGTCCTGGATGCATGTGACATCAAGATGACCATGTTCCACGACCGGCAGCTCATCCTCGCCCGTTCCAAGCATGGCAAGGGCACGCTGTCCTATGAGGTGGACGACAAGGGCGTCACCTTCTCCTTCGAGGCCCCGAACACCGTGGACGGCGACAAGGCCCTGGAACTGGTTCGCCGGGGAGACCTGGCCGGCTGTTCGTTCATGTTCTCGACCCACTACTGGGACGAGGGCTTCGTTTCCCGTTCCGTGGAGATCCGTGACGAGAAGACCTACATCACCTACACGGTGCGTCAGGTCACCGGCATCTACGACTTCACTCTCGCCGCGGATCCTTTCTATGAGGGGACCGAGGTGGACACCCGGGAGATCCGGGAGGCCTCCAAACCCGAGGCGTCGAAGGTGGAGGAACCGATGCTGAACACCGAGAAGATCAAAGAGCAGCTGCGCGAAATGCGCCGCGCTGCAACTGACAAAATATTTGTTTAACCCCAAGTTTTTCCAAACATGAAGAAAAACACTATCAACGTTCGCGAGCTGGTGCAGAAGTACCAGGCGAACTGCGACCGCATCAGCGATATCGCCGATGCGTGCGAAAAGGAGCAGCGTGAGCGCACCGAGGCCGAGAACAAGGAGTTCGAAGCCCTGACCCGCGAGAACCAGCTCCTGGGCATGCGGATGCAGGCGGCCACCGCCGACTACCTCCGCGAGAACCCGAACGCCAACGCGGAAGCCGAGAGGATCATCCGCGAGAACCTCAAGTCCGGCCGGAAGACCGAGATCACGCTCGTCCGCGAGGGTGAGTTCGCCGGCATGATGGTGGCCGACGCCACCGCTGGCGGCATCGTCCCCCTGCGCGTCCAGGACTTCATCGAGCCGCTCGTCGAGGGCTTCATCCTCAACAAGGTAGGCCTGCCTTTGCCGACCGGCCTGTCTGGTGACTTCGTCTGGCCCATCTACGACACCGTCGAGGCGACCATCGCTGGAGAGGGCGTCGCGCTGACCGACTCCAAGATCGAGCTGGACAAGCTCACGGCCACTCCTGAGCGTATCGGCATCGCCATCCCGGTGACGAACCAGTCCATCAACCAGTCCGCCGGCATCATCGAGACCCTCGTCAAGAAGATCATGCCGGAAGGCGTCGCCCTGCTCCTGAACAAGATCATCTTCGGTCTTGCTCCGGCCACCGGTGCGACCCATCTCGTCGGCCCGTTTGCCCGGATCCTGCAGAAGGGCGCCAGCGGCGCTCCTACCGACGCCGCCCGCTTCGTTTCCAAGGTTGCCATCCACAAGACCCCGACCTTCGAGGACCTGAACGCCAAACTCAAGGCCGCACTCCTCGAGACCGGTGTCCCTGGTAACCACCTCTGCTGGACGATGACCAAGTCCATGAAGGCCATCCTGGAGGGTCAGCCCATCAACAAGGACGGCGTCTTCATCCCGATGATCCAGAACGACACGCTCTGCGGCCTGCCTGTGTACACCACCAACCAGATGCGGAAGACAACTGGTACCGGCGCGCAGGCCACCGTCACCGAGTACATCGGTCTGGGTGACTACGCCTACCAGCCGATGGGCCTGTTCGGTGTTCTCCGTTTCATCGTGGACCCGTACAGCCAGGCTCGCAAGGACGCCGTCGACTTCGTCCTCAACTGCGACTACGCCACGAAGACCCTCCGCCCGGAGGCCTTCATCCTCGG